TGATATACGGCAAAGAATACGAGAAAGGGTATCCAGTGCAACGGCTCGTGATCCGATTGGGTGACGTGTTAGGAGTAAACAGGCAAGCGATAACGTTTAGTGAGGGATACGGAGAAAAAAACGGGGTAATTTATTACAAGGAATCAATATCGAATAGGAGTATTGAAACGTTCGCAAAATTCCTAATTTACAATCGAATCGATGTCAAGGAATGGAGCGAGAATAAAATAATTTTAAATAAGGAAAAATGAACAAAGTAAAAACGATTTTTACTTACGCTTTGAGCGTAATTTTGGTGCCGATATTTGTAGCGATATTTATTTTGGACCGGTTCGCATTGATCCCGTTTTTATGGGTGCCGATTAAAACTTTGGGAAAATGGTACGGGGACGGTGTCGAAATGTGGTTTTCGTTATTCAGGCTAACAATTATTTTTATTCTGGTAATGATATATTTTTTTATTCGAACGTTTATATGAAGTATCTAATTATCGGCGTAAGCGCTTTTGTTATCGAGGTCGCTTCAACGTTCTACATAACGACGGTAGCCGATAAGTCGATTTGGATGCTGTTTTTCGCTTTTGTGGGCCCGTTTCTAGGCTTGCCGTTTGTTGGATACATTGTCGAGAGTAAAACGTGGTTAGAACGGCTTAAAATGGCTTTCGCTTCTGGAATCGGTTACGTATTGGGTGCGATGGTAGTTTATTTATTTAGTTTATGGAATCAATAAAAGTAAAAATCGAGGACGTCAAGTTAAACGACGATAATCCGAGAACGATTAAAGAGGTAAAATTCAAACAGTTAGTAAAATCAATTAAGGAATTCCCCGAAATGTTAGATATACGACCTATCGTGGTCGATGAGAATAATATCGTACTGGGGGGTAATATGCGATTGCGTGCCTGTATTCATGCAGGATTAAAGGAAGTTAGTATCGTTCAGGTAACGGGATTAACTGCGGAACAAAAAAGAGAATTTATCGTAAAGGATAACGTCGGCTTTGGCGAGTGGGATTGGGATATATTGGCGAATGAGTGGGACGTAGAAAAATTGGTCGAATGGGGGTTGGATTTACCTGCGTTCCAGAGCGACGAAGAAACGTATACGACTACCGTAGAATCGCCGATATATGAGTGCAAAGAATCAAAGCCTAATTTTAAACAATTATTTAACCTGAAAAAATACGAGGAGTTAATTAACGAAATTGAAGGATCCGAAATCGGTGACGAAGACAAGGAATTTTTAAGGTATGCAGCGATGCGACATATTGTTTTTGATTACAGGAAAATAGCGGAGTATTACGCACATTCGAATAAAGGGGTGCAGGAATTAATGGAAAATAGCGCACTAGTAATAATCGACTACGACAAAGCAATCGAAAAAGGATTCGTCGAACTGCATAAAACGTTATCGCACTTAAAAGAAATCGATGGATAATTTCGTAGTATTTATTCTTAGTCACGGCAGGGCGAATAATATGTTTACGGTTAATTCGTTGCGTAAACACGGATATACTGGTAAAATAATAATCGTGATTGATAACGAGGATAAAACCGCCGACGAGTATATCCAGAAATACGAAGACGTAGAAATCTTTGATAAAAAAGAAATCGGGAAAACGTTTGACGAGGCCGATAATTTTCAGGATCGTCGAGCAATTATTTACGCCCGAAACGCGTGCTTTGAGATAGCAAAAAAACGAGGATACAAGTATTTTATCGAACTCGATGACGATTACACTGGATTCGAATACCGTATATATGATGAGGAAAACCAAAAACCGACACGGGTATTCAGTTTAGATAACGTTTTCGCTGCGTTGCTGATATTCTACAAACAAACAAAATTCAGTACGATATCAATCGCGCAGGGTGGGGATTTCATAGGGGGTAAAAATAATCGAATGGCAAAAAAACCGACGTTATTCCGTAAGTGCATGAATTCGTTTATATGTTCAACGGATAGGCCGTTTCAGTTTGTAGGCCGTATTAATGAGGACGTGAACACGTACGTGTATAAACAGAGTATCGGGCTGTTAATGGGTACGATTCCGTTTGTGGCTTTGATACAAAAAACGACGCAAAAAAATAAAGGCGGGATGACGGATTTATATCTGCATGCCGGTACATACGTCAAGAGTTTTTATACGGTAATATTCTCGCCGTCCTCGTGCAAGGTGGCGCCAATGGGCGATAAGCACATAAGGTTGCACCACGAGATAAATTGGAATTGCGCCGTGCCTAAATTGATACGGGAATCAGTAAAGAAAAAATAACAGGGAATGACAAAAACAGACATATTAAAAAAGGGAATGATTGAAGCGATGGAAAAAGCGCTCGGAGTGGTAACGACTGCGTGTAAAATTGCGGGGATTTCCAGAGATACGCACTACCGTTGGTTAAAGGACGATGAAGCGTACAGGGATAGGATTAACGAGATAGAAAATATCGCACTGGATTTCGCCGAATCAAAACTGCATGAACAAATTAACGAGGGATCCGTTCCATCGATTATATTTTTCCTAAAAACTAAGGGTAAAAAACGGGGGTACGTTGAGCGTCAGGAAATAGATACCACGATTAAACAACCGGATTTAAGTAACCTAACAACCGACGAGATTCTGGATTTATTACGAGATGAGTAAAGCACAAAAGGAATTGATTAAAACAGCGTTAAGGCGTGAATTGGCGAGGCGTGAGTTTTGGTCGTTCTGTTTGTATGTGGACCGAGAATTCTTTACAGCGAGGCCGTTCCTGCGTGAAGTTGCCGAGGCGTTTCAGGAAATCGAAGAGGGGAAAATCAAAAGTTTATCGGTATCAATGCCGCCGAGAGCAGGCAAAAGTTACGTAACGTCTTTGTTTTGTGCGTGGACGTTGGGCCGTAATCCAGTCGAATCCGTTATGCGTAATGCGTGTACAGCAACGTTGTACGTTAAGTTTAGTTACGATGTAAGGGCAATTATAAACAGCGACAAATTTCGTGAGGTATTCGTCGGCATTCGGCTTAGTGACGACAAAAAGAATTTACAAGGCTGGAATTTAACGCAATCAAAACAGGTCGGATACTTTGGTGCGGGGGTTGGGGGTACGATAATCGGATTTGGAGCGACTAAGGTAGCGATTACTGACGACCTTTATCGAGGTATCGAGGACGCTTTGAGCGACACGGTGAATGATCGGATTCACCAGTGGAAACAATCGACGCACGATTCCAGATTCGAAAGCGGTTGCGCTCGGGTGGATATTGGCACACGGTGGTCGTTGAATGACGTAATCGGCAGGAATACCGAAGAGGGTATCTACGATAAAAGTATCGTAATATCGGCGTTGACCACTGAGGGCAAATCTTTCTGCGAGGCGGTAATGACTACCGAGGAATTTTTAGAAAAAAGAAAACGTACCAGTGCGGAAATATGGTCGGCAGAATACCAGCAGGAACCGGTCGATATTCAGGGCCGTTTATTCAATAGTTTACAATACATTGAACGTGATCAATTTATGTCGTTATTGGATTCCAATAAAAGCGACGTTAATCCCACAGGTATCGAGGCAGCGATAGGATATATCGACGTGGCCGATCAAGGTAAAGATTTTACAGCGTTAGCGGTAGCGGTGCTGGTAAAGAATAATATTTATATCGTCGACTACGTATTTAGCAGGGAAAATACTGACGTAACGTTACCTTTGTGCGCTGCGATATTAAACAAGTGGAACGTCAAATTTTGCAGGGTTGAATCGAATAATATGGGCGCAATGTTCGGACGGCACCTGCAAGGGTTAACGCAATGTCAAGTTTTAGGAGTTGCGAATACCGTTAATAAGATTACTCGAATAATCATGAACAGCGTGTACGTCCAGAATGAATTTATATTCGTCCAGAATGACGACAATAATTCGACACAATTTATCGGGAATGTACTATCGTTCAGTAAGGAGGGAAAGAATAAAAACGACGACGCTCCGGACTGTATTGCGGGATTATCAATATTTGCGCAATCGTTATTCAAAATAAATACGTAATTTTAAATTAAAATTCCTAACATACATGAATATTATTAACTTTTGGGAGCGTTTTTTCGGGTTAAAGTACAATCAAAACGGGAGGTATATCGATGAATTCTCTCGGTTATTCCCTACGCAATCGCAAATTTGGGGTAAAAAAGAAGCGGTTTGGGTAGATACCAACGATGCGTGGAAATTGTATATCGAGATTCCAGAATTAAGGGCGGTAATTGATAAGCGGGCGTCGATGATGTCTTCGAATATCCCTGTATTATTTGACAAGGACGGCAACAAGGTCGAGTCGCATTGGTTACTAGATTTAATTGATAAACCTAACGCCGTACAATCGTGGGCCGATGTGGTTTATTCTTTGAGCGTTCAGGACGGTTTGTACAATAACGCATTCGCATACGCACCTGCAAGAACGGCAGGGATCCGTAATTTAATGGTCCCGCTACCGGCTGATAAAGTGAAAATTTATACCAGTGGTAAGAAATTAAAACAGATGGACGCCGAGGATTTAATCGAAAAATTTGAATTCCAGTACGATAACGATGAAACCGAAAAAATCGATTGGCTCGATATGGTTTATTTGGTTACAGATGACGGAATGAATATTATAAAACCGACGGGCCGTGTGGAAACGTTAAAGTATCCGTTATCTAATATCAAAGCCCAGTACAAAAAGCGTAACGTTT